TCGGTTGTGAGCCAGAGTGGGGCAGTACTGGAGGATGGTTGTTTTTTTTTTTCTCCTTAACCATGCACCATACGGGCTACTTATTGCCCCCTGCAAACAGTACATGGAAGTACACTATTTTTATTTACTCACTAAACTAATCACTAATCATCGTCATCATAGGTAAACATCGACATCTCAATCGAAGGGAAATTCCTTAAGTTCCATTTTTCCCTATCTACCTTATTCTTGGCTATAAGAACATCCAATTTCGGGAAGCCGTTTCGCAATTCTTCTAAGGACATCTTCCCCTTACGAAGATACTGTGAAAGATCACCACCTCGTTTCGCCTGAAAATGCTTAAACAATACCTCGTTTACGTCTGTTATTCTCACTTTGAGGAAATTGAATCCTAACAAGAAAATGTCACGCAAATATTTATAGGAATCAATATTTGCTGCATAAGAATCATAAGCCATTCCCATTGCTGACAACATGACATCCATAACGTTACGACAGGGATCTGGCTCTCGTCCATATACGAGTCTATAAGAATAATCTGATATTGGTCGCCATGCTAATAGTCGAGGCTGCTGTGCACCCTTCCATGGGTTCAACACCAAGCGACGGTGTAAAAAAGAACAACCATCCTCCAGTACTGCCCCACTCTGGCTCACAACCGATAGTAATGGCTTATCTATTTTGATATCCTTAAAATGCATATCAAAAAACTGCCGTGCCCAACTGATATAACGAGTAAACCCGAACACATGTACCAACGATCTTGGACATCGATGAATCAAGTCGTCACCGTATACTATCATTATCAACTGAAAGTGCAGTAATGCCTCTGTCGCCTGCATTGCCTCTTGAGCATCCACTATTCGAGATATCTCATAACAACACCATAGGCAGAACAACAGGAGTGACACCCAAGAGTCTGCATGAGAAGTAACAACAGAACCCGAGGGAACACCCCCATAAACAATAACCCATATCCCCGCATAAACATGTGTAATTCTTGTAATTAGCCAATCAAAGATAGTCTTCAACATCCGCTTATAGATGGACCACGACGGACCCTTCTTGTTATAATATATGCCCCCGTGTGCTATAAAGAACTCCAATAATACTCGATGCAACGACTGATCACAATTGATTAAGTCGCCCATAGAATATACTGCAGATGTTGGATTATCCCAATCATAAGATAGCAACTCTGCAATACGATCAGCCCCACCATAAGACCAGGTATGACCAATACAAATATACCCTCTCTCCAAATTTTGACGCAATGTAAAGAGAACACGCTCATCCAGGGACTCTTCATCAGAAGGTATAACGAAAAACCGAAATTTATCCGCATATTTCCGATAGTCTTCTTCGGTATATTTATCGTACTTTCCATAGGTCTCATCCTTTCCTTTCATAACCCATGCCTTATTCCTCAACACGGGCTGCTGAAACGCGGACTCCCGCAACATCCTATTGACATTCTTAACTGCTCGTTCATGGGATTCAAACTTCTTCCCACGAGGACTTACAAAAATAGGTATACCCGTCGATGTCTTTGTCTCCAATTCTGGACCCGGCGCATCACCTGAACTCGCACCCAGGTAAATACTAGTAACGTACTTATCGTCAGG